TTGAAGAAGCTCAAAGTGGCGGAACTTCTCATTCTGCATTTTTAAGAGAGTATTGTGCTCAATTTACTGATGGATCTGACAGTTATTTCAGCGCAAAGAAAATGGAAGAGTGTACTTTAAAAGACGAGTATCCTCACACATTAATAAAAGGATCTACTGGCAAGAAATACATTATTGGCATTGACCCAAACATGAGCGACAGCCCAAATGCTGACTATTTTGCCATGGCTGTCATGGAATTAGACGAAGATACTGGCATAGGAATACTTGTTCATACTTATTCTGGCCTTGGCAATCTAAATAATCACGTTAAATATTTTGGATATCTAATGACATACTTTAATGTCGTGATGATAGTGAGCGATAATGCTGGCGCAGACATATTTTTAGATACATGCAATCAATCTGATGTCTTCAAAGCAAATAAAATAAATATTAAGACTCTTGAGTTCGCAGCGGACGCTGAAGGCGCAGAGTACGACGCTCAATTAAGAAGCGCCAAATCTCAATACAACCTATCAGAACATAGGATAGCGTTTAATCAAGTATTCTCTTCTGGATTCATCAGAAAGGGCAATGAATTTTTGCAAGCTTGCATAGATTATAAGAAAGTCTTGTTTGCTTCTAGAACTTGCTCTAACGAAAAGTTCTTTAGTCAAGTAATAGACACTTCAATTCCAAGAGATCTTATATTTACTGCTGATAGACAAGATTGGACCAATCTAGACTTCATAGAAAACCAAGACGACTTTATTTATCAAACAAAAAAGCAATGCTCTCTAGTAGAATACACCACCACTTCTAGAGGCATGCAAAACTTTGATTTACCACAGCATTTGAAGAGAGGATCTTCAGCAACAAGAGCTAGAAAAGATAATTATTCCGCATTTATGTTGGCGAACTGGGGAGTTAAATGTTATAATGACATTATGAAACAGCAGGTAGAAAATAACACATTTACTTTTACTCCTGTAATGTTTTAGTGTAATTCCTAAATAGTATGGCCAATTTAGTCAGGAGGAAACAGGTGGATCAAGCTGAGTTTTCTGGCTTCTTTATAGAAGTTGGAGACGTAAATTACTATCCACTAGTGGACAATCCTTCTGGATTTTTAGATTCAGATGCTCTCGATGCGGCGACAGGAACCCTAAACACAAAGATAGATAACGTTTCAGGAATTTTAGCTAACTCTATCCAGAGCACAGGAATAAATTCTAATTTATATACTGATAATGTCAGCGGTGCTCTTTCTACTAGACTGCAATCTTCTGGAGCTTCGTTAACGGCAGTAGACACTGCTCTTAGCGGTTATATTATTTCTGTCAGCGGCAATCTAAATGCCAGCGTCACTGGAGCTAGTGGAGTCTTAAATACTAAAATTGATACTTCTAGCGGATACGCAAAAACATATACAGACACTGTATCTGGAGTTTTGAATTCTCAAATTACTGCGTCTTCAAATGCTACTACTATCAATAATATTGTCAGTGGAGCAAATTTCAATTTTACTGGAACTAAAATTTTCAATTCACCAGTATCAGCCCAAAGAATAAATCTTAGCGGCATTAATACTCCAAGTTCTATATCTATAATTGCAAGTTCTGGCTATGCTTCCGTGGTAGGAAACGCAGGAACCTTCGTAAGTTATTACGAGACAGGAGCAAATAGTTCTTTGTGGGCAGTAGCTGACTCTGCTGGCTTGCCAATGCTAGAACTTTTTGATGATTATACTTTAGTATTGGGTCATTCCAATAGAAAGTCGGTAGTTTTGAGCGGCATATCTGGATATGTGCTAATGCCAAACCTTCCAAACCAAAACCAAACGGGAACTCTCCCTTCTGGGACTCTATTCCGTAGTGGAAATTACTTAATGATTTTATAAAAATGAGAAAGCCTAAGACACAAGAAATTACGCCAATGATGACGGCCTATGCTGCTGCGGCTACGGAGAATACTCCGATCCCTGCGCGTAGAAATTTGGCTGGCGACATTGAAAGAACAGATAGGTTCCATAATATAGATTATGGTCTAGTGCCTTTTAAGTATTCTCACAATGTTTCTAACAAGAGCGCCCTCAATGTTAGAGACGCCGTAATACTTTGCCAAAAGGCTTATTACAATTTCTCTTCTTTCAGAAATGTAATTGATTTGATGACAGAGTTCTCTTGTAGTAAAATTTATTTTACTGGAGGCAACAAAAAGTCTAGAGATTTTCTAGAGGCTTTATTTAAGAAGATCAATGTCGACAACTTCGTAGATAAGTTTTTCAGAGAATACTACAGATCTGGAAATGTTTTTATTTATAGATTTGATTACAAGGTCAAGCAAGATGATTTGGCCAAGATTACTCAGGTTTTTGGCTCAGAATGCTCAGCAGCTTCAAATACTTTAGAGCTTCCATCTAAATACATGATATTGAATCCAGCAGACATTCAATATGGTGGCAATATTTCTTTCGTTAATGGAAACTACTATAAGATATTGACAGATTACGAACTCCAAAGACTAAGAAACCCAACTACTGATGAAGATAGAGAAGTTCTCAGAAGTTTGACAGAAGATAATCGTCTTAAAATTCAGAAGAAGACTTATTCTGGCGCTGGGGCTTATATAACTATTCCTTTGGACACCAAACAAGTCTCTGCTGTATTTTATAAGAAGCAAGATTATGAACCATTCTCTGTTCCTATGGGTTTTCCAGTATTGGAAGACATCAACTGGAAGCAAGAAATGAAAAAAATGGACATGGCCTTGACTAGAACAACTCAACAAGCTGTTCTGTTAATTACCATGGGTTCTGAATTGAAGAGCGGCGCTTTAAATATCAATCAAAAGAACATTGAAGCAATGCAAGCTCTTTTCCAAAATCAATCAGTAGGAAAAGTTCTCGTTTCTGACTTTACTACTAAGGCTCAGTTTATTATTCCTGATATTGCTAATATTCTTGATCCTAAAAAGTACGAAGTAGTCAATACGGACATCCAGCAAGGATTGAATAACATTCTAGTTGGAGATGAGAAGTTCTCAGCTACTAGCATCAAAGTAAATATCTTCTTCCAAAGACTAGAGCAAGGTCGCCAAGCTTTCTTAAATGACTTTTTGGCACCAGAGATTAAGAGGCTTTGCAAAAATATGGGATTCAAAAATTTCCCAACTCCTCATTTTGAAGAAATAGACATTAAAGATTCTTCTGTTTGGCAAAGAGTTTCTGCTCAGCTAGTTCAGCTTGGCGTTTTAACTCCAGAAGAGGGAATCCAAGCTATTGAAACTGGAAGACTGCCAATATTTGATGAGTCTGTTGAGTCTCAAAGAAAATTCAAGGAACTCAAAGACGAAGGTCTCTATGCTCCTGTTGCTAGTGGCGCAGGCGCGGCTGGAGGACTAAATACCGGAAGACCTCAAGGTGCAAAAGCTCCTCAATCAACAAAAAATACATCTCCAAGTGGTGGAAATAAAAAAGCTCCAGCCTTAGCTTCTTATTCGATGAAAGGCGTATCTACTATTTTTAAGGAATACGAAATCCTAGCTTCTAAAGTAGAAGAATTCCTCAAAAAGAAGCACAAGAAAAAGTCTTTAACCACAGAACAAAAAGCAGTGGCAGAACAAATGGCCCAAAGTATAATAATTAATGAAGACAAAGTAAATTGGGACCATAGCATTAAGGCTTATTGCGAAGGAAAACAAGACAATCAAGAGAAAATAAATAAACTATTAGAGATTGCAGAAGAGCATTCTGTTGATCTTTTTTCAGCAGCTATACTAAATCATAGTCAAATTTCTTTGGAAAAAGTGTAATATTCAATAATATTCTAAAATGAATTTTGAAATAGAAAATGGAAATTTTAGCAAAGCTCTTGATAAGAAAGAGTTTTCCATTGATTTATTAAATAAGGTTGTCGGTTTTATCGGCAAGCAATGCGCTTCAGCCGAAGGAGAGGATGCTAGGAGCAAGGCAGGGCAGCTAAATATAGAAATTGAAGCTAAGAGACCGGGGCCTAAAAGTTCAGCGCAAACACCAGCAAAGCCTTCGGAGAAAAGAAGCGGATCTTCTAAGAATGAGCCCGGCTCTGCTGGAGAGAAGTCAAACAATGCAATTTCTTTTTCTAAAAAGGTAATTGAGGCTTTAAAAAATAAAGTCAAAGAACACAACGCTAAGAGCTCAAGAAAAGTCAGTTTATCTCAGCTAAAGAAAGTTTATAGAAGAGGCGCTGGAGCTTTTAGCTCTTCTCATAGACCCGGCAAGACAAGAGGCCAATGGGCAATGGCAAGAGTAAATATGTTTTTGAGAATGATGTCTGGCGGCAAAGTCAAGGATGCTTACAGAAAAGCTGACCAAGACGTAGCAAAGTCTTCTTTAAATGTTATTGACGTTTCTGATTCTTGGGAGCCAGAAGAGGAGGACTTTACTCAAGCTTCTTTAGATATTTTAGAAATTGGAGATTTTGATTTTGACAGTCCAGATGATCTTTACTTGGACGAAGATTCAAATGCGGAAAAATGGTACGAAATTTAATTATGAGCTTTCAATATACTACAACATTTAGTTCTATTCTCAAACCACTAGTTTCAGAAGAGAAAGACAAGTATTTAGCACTAGCTTCCTTGATGGAAGTAGGGAATTTTATTCCTAATGTAGATACAGAGAAGAATGTTGATTTGCTTCCTGTTGCATTTAATGCTGCTGTTGTTAATAGAGTAAATAAGAATGGCGATGTTATTGACACTCAAACAGCCATTGCATCTTATAAAGATTTTATAAATAAACCAATTAATCTCGAACATAATAGAGAAAGAATTGTTGGTGTTATTTTAACCGCTGGGTTTAGTGAATTTGGATCAGACTCTCCTCTTACGGAAGATCAAGCAAAAGATATT